TTAGTTTGGGAAAAAGAAGAAGATACAAGTTTTGATAATCGTTTTTATTGGTCAAAAGGTATTGAAAGAAAACTTGATGATGAAGATGCAAAAGATGCTGATGGCAAACAGTTGTATGAAGAAGATGGCAAAACAAAACTTATCAATGAGGGATTAAAAACTATTTGGATAAGACAAACCAAAGAAACAACAAATAATTTTTTATCTAAGTGGGATTGGCAAATAGTTAGAAAGGCAGAAAAAGACAAAGCTATTGATAGCAATGTAGCAACTTATAGAGATGCAGTTAGATCAGCTTGTGATAAAATTGAGAAGTCAATAACAGATTGTAAAACACTAGCAGATTTTATGAAGTTATTTGATGTGCCAGTAGATAAAGATAATGTTCCAACTGGAAATGCACCAATATATAATTTTCCAAAGGAAATTTAATGGCTAAAGTTTCAGTAATAGAAGTTAAATCACAGATAGATACACATGAAGCTGTGTGTGCAGAAAGATGGAAGGAAACTATCCTTCGTATAAAACGTATAGAGCATATTATGATTGGCACAGCAGGTACAACTATTGTCCTTTTAATAGGATTGTTAGTGAGGTAAAAGTGGATCCAGCTACTATAGGACTAGCTTTGACTGCAGCATCTAAGGCTTTCGGAGCAATCAAAAAAGGTTTCGCAATCGGTAAAGATATTGAATCTATGGGCAAAGATTTAGGTCGTTGGCTTAGTGCTGTATCTGATGTAGACAATACCGAAAAGAAAGCTAAGAATCCATCTTTGTTACAAAAGTTATTTAAAGGTGATGATGTAAAGACATCTGCTATCGAGGCTTTTACTGCTAAAAAGAAACTTGAAGCACAACGACAAGAACTCAAATCATTTATAAACTTTCACTATGGTGCTAATTCTTGGAATGAGATACTGCACATGGAAGGACAGATACGAAAGCAAAGACAAAAAGAAATCTATGAACGTCAAGAACTTCGTAGAAAGATTGCTGAGTGGATAGGTATTGTATTACTTTGTTGTACTATCATAGGATTTATCGTATTCTTAGCATGGTTATATAAGGAGAAGAGAGGGTGAAACCTGCTTTTGTTTTATTATGTTACCTTGCAGGTAATCCTGCAGGTACATTACATTTATCAAATGTAAACAACTGTACTTATTTTAAGGACAGACTTGCAAATCAAACAGTCAAGATTGGTGAACAGACACAGAAGTATGACTGTTACTGCAAACTTGTTAACGTCAACAAACAGATGAGGTTATGGTGATACAAGCATTGATTGGTCCTGCCACCAAACTAATAGGCAAATTCATAGAAGATAAAGATACCAAAAATAAATTGGCACATGACTTGGCTACTATGGCTGAGAAACATGCAGTACAACTTGCTAAATCTCAGATAGAAGTTAACAAGATGGAAGCACAATCAGGTCATTGGTTTGTGGCTTCATGGCGACCTTTTATTGGTTGGGTGTGTGGTATTGCTTTGGCATGGCACTTTGTTTTAGCTCCCTTTGTTATATTTTTTACTGCTATGTTTGGTGTCACTATGCCACCATTGCCTGAGTTTGACATGGGATCATTGATGACTGTGCTAATGGGTATGCTTGGTCTTGGTGGTCTTCGAACTTTTGAGAAATACAAAAAGATTACAAAATGATTTTGTACATACAAGCAACCATAGTCATATGGTTCTTTAGTTTCTTGGGAGGGTTTTACTTTGGATAATCCTATATGTATAAGATGTAAAGTTGCTATGATACTAACTGCTATAAAGAATGTATGGAAATGTCCTATGTGTGGTGTAATAGAAAATAGGAGGTTACAATGAACACAGATACTTTTAATGAAATGACAGAAGAGATTAAAGCTGATGAAGGAGTAGTCAATGAAATCTATCTCGATCATCTTGGCTTACCAACAGTAGGTGTAGGTCATCTTATCCTTGAACATGATCCTGAACATGGACTAGATGTTGGCACACAAGTAAGTAAAGAAAGAGTTGCTGAATTATTTGAAGCAGATTTATATACTTGTGTAGCAGAAACAAAGTTTCTTTATCCACAGTTTGAAGAGTTACCTGCTGAAGCACAAAAAATTTTATGCAACATGATGTTTAATATGGGCAGACCTCGACTATCTCGCTTTCATAAGATGAAGAAAGCTGTAGATTCTAGTGACTGGATAGAGGCTGCAAACCAAATGTTAGACTCTAAATGGGCAAAGCAAGTGCCAAATAGAGCTAATCGTCTTATTGAACGTATGAAAAACATACAGACTTAGTAGATATTCTTGGGTGTAATCATACCAGAGGAGGTGTTTACCCCCTCTGTATGACGCTTAAATCAAGACTTTTTTTCATTAAAATACATTACAAGCTGACTTCTGCCCATGCCACCTTTTCTTGTAGTACCATCACGATATATTAGTCCTTTCTTTTCTAATTGTGCATATCGTGGTGTAATACTACCTTCTCGAACATGAGTACCTCTGCCACCCTTGCCACTTAATTGTGGTAATGTTTGCCAAACATCATCATGTGTTGCACCATTCTTGCCATGTGCTTTGATACAGTCTAATACAATTTTTTCTAATCTATTTGTATTAACTTTTTCAGCAGCTTCCCATGACGTTTTAGGGTCATGGGTTCTTGCTAATGCTTCACTAATCATTTGATCTTTTTTAGAACGGGATATCGTCGACATCTTCACCTCCTAATACTGATTCATGTTCTACAATAGTTTGATCCCTTGCAGGTTCTTCTACTCTTGGTGTACTGTCACCTATCCGTGCAGATAGAAACTTGGTGTTACCATCTTTAGATACTGTTTTCCAACAAGCAATCCTACGTTTTTCTTGGCTTGGCATAGTGACTGGTCCACTAAAGTCTGGTGCTTTTTCATTCAATGACTTGTCATTCTCATACATAGTACCGACTTTGACATAGACATCTCGTGCTGTGCCACCATCTGGTAGCGAGGCTTTGACTATAGCAATGCGATACTCTGATCCTTCGCTATTGAGTTTACCTTGCACAAGCAGACTCTCATCTGCTCGTGGTTTGAAGAAACTACCTCTATCTGTATTATCATAATCCATCATCTTCTCCTTTCATCTTTGGTTTGCTGATTTGGATTGTAGGCTTACTTGCTTCATTACCATCATCATCTTCTGATGGTAGTCCATATACTGACTGCAATGTATATCGCTTAGCATATGTAATAGCAGAGCCAATCTTCTGTGGGTTTTCATAATTAGCTTGTGACAGTATGATTGGTAGCTTTGACACATAAGTAGATTCATCAATGACGTGACGTACTGTAGTGACTACTACCACTTCTGATTTGGTTTCCATGTGACTGGTGTAAACATAATCAATCTCTTGGGTAAAGAATAAGCCAAACTGATTACCCTGATTTACTGCAGAAATAACAGACTCAAGTGTAGAGTAGTTTTTTCTGAAGTGTGGGTTATTGCCATCTTTCTTGGCAGTCACAGCAAGTTTCTGAAACTCTAGCAATGCTTGTTTCAAAGTTGCTGTGACTTTTGGGTGTGCTTTACTTGGCACGGTTTTTTTGTTATTAGTATTTGTATCTGTCATGTATGACCTCCATTATACAGATAGTTAAAAGGGTAAGTGGGTCTGCTTACCCTTTTTTTGTTATGCGAATTGACCCACGCTTATCTCTTTTGACGCTGAGTTTGTCGTTGTATATTTCTGACTCATTGTCTTTCATCTCTGCCTTTAGTTCTTTCTTTGCATTCTCAAATACTTTTGCATTCTCTTCATGCAATAAATATTCTGTACTTGCTAGTGCAAAGCTATTACTTCTTGATACATCACGTTTGACTTTACCATCAATCGGTATGTTGTCTTTGACACTTTGCTTTATCTCTGACACATAATCTTGAGGTTGTGTATCATGTGTAACATATTCCCAAAATGATTTGATCTTATATAACATCTCACTTTGGTATTGCTCATTAGAACTTACAATTACACACTTGTGTTGATTACCAAAGATAACAGAGAATACCATTTGTTGCAGTCCTGATATGTACATATAGAACTGTATTTGTGGCATATAGTAATCCAACATATAGTCCATATCATTACGACTATGTGTATGTTTACATTCTACACCAATCTTTCTATCAGCTTCTACACCATCTAATGTACCTTGTAGTTTGATACTACCATACATTTTTGTGTATGCTTGTTGTGGCACGAAGTCATACTCATAAAATTCTTGTAGCCACAATAAGTTAAAAGTTTCTGTAAAAGAACCTAATCGTACATTGAACTCGTATCGTAAATCTTTACGACCAAGCAATCCCATTTTGATTTTCCATAGTTCTTCCCACTTGCCTTGCATCAAAGATACCATATCGCTACCTCTGATGAAGTCCTCACGCATAGGTGCGTGACGTAGTTCATCTGCCATTTAGACCTCCAATCTTGCTATCAGCATACTACATTTATTGTTATAA